TGGAGACCATTCGTACAATGGACACGCTAAAAAAGATGAAGCATTCCGAAATAATATGACTAATTTTGGTATATTAATGGAAGTTCAAGGTATTGAAAATCCATTTGAATGGTCTAGAGACGTAGTTAAAAACTTACAAATAGATGGTACAGGGTTATATTATAGCCCAACTCGTAAACCATCTACAACATCTGAAGGGGTAAATGTATCCGCTATTCAAGTAGATACGTTACATAAAATAGCAAAATCAATGCAACCATATTTTATGTATGTATATGATTTTATTGAGGACATGAAAAAAGTGTTCCCAACACTTAAAGATGATTGGGGTATTTATGTACCTGAAGTAAAATATCTATCACCTGAGCCACTTGTCGATTATACCAATTTAGCACTCACCAAGTATCCTAACGTTCACTTTGTAGGCGATGCTTTATCAGCTAGAGGTATAACGGTAAGTGGTGCACAAGGGACATATGTTGCTGAATCACTTTTGGAAAATTAAAATAAATTTCATATATTTAATATAAATAATAATTATGGTAGATAAAAAAACCCCATTCCCTAAATCAAGAAAATTAAAAAAAGCAGACGGTACTATTGCTTATGTATGGGATGGTAAATTGCACAATTGGAGTGGACCTGCATTAATTCCTGAAGGTAATGAAAAAAAAAGAGAATATTACCTTTATGGTATTCAATATTCTGAAGAGGATCATAAAGAAGCAATTAGACAACAAACAGGCTTGCCTTGGTATAAACAACCTGCACCTAAAGGAGCTCAACATAGAAATTAAAAAAACAAATTATGAAAATAGGTTTATGTGGTACAATGAGTGTAGGTAAAACTACATTAGTTAATGCTTTAAAAGAAACAAAGCAATTTAAAGATTATATGTTTAGAACAGAACGTTCTAAATTTTTAATGGAGCAAGGTATTCCACTCAATACTGATTCTACATTAAAGGGTCAAACTATATTTTTAGCTGAACGGTGTGGAGAACTAATCCAAGAAAATATCATTACAGATAGAACTGTAATTGATGTTATGGCTTTTACTTTAAATGCTAAATCAATTGGTGAACATGAAAAAGAAAAATTTGAAAAATACGCTTCGGATTTCATTAGGGAATATGATTATATTTTTTATATTTCTCCTTATGGCATTCCTGTGGAAGATAATGGGGTAAGGGAAACAGATGAATATTATAGAGATTTAATTGATTTTACTATTACAACACTTATTAAAAGACATGGCCATAAATGCCCAGTAATAGAAAAAATATCTGGATCTACAGATGAACGTATTCAACAAATATTAAATATTACTAACCTTTAACATATTTATAATAAAATCTAATTATATTATACAATGAAAATATCTAAATTAACCTCCTTTATTAAGGAAGAAATTAAATCATCACTAACAAGTGAAGATACTCAACAAGATATTAAGGATACAGAAGAGCTAACTAAAGCAGTAGCTGATTTAGCTAAGGCAAAAGAAGAAGCAGGTCTATCAGAAGAAAATATAGGTTTAGCAGATCTTGAAGAGGTAGGATACACTGATGGAGACAAAGCAGTTGCTATGCACTTTAACCATGATGTAGTTGGTATTAACAATGACGTTGATTTCCAAGCTTATAGAAAAGGGTTTATTCAAGGAGTAAATGACGCTACTATAGGGTTTAGTTTAAATGAAGATGAAGACGGAGAGGTATTCAACCCTGATGCTAAAGTTAAAAAAACTAAAGGTTTAGCTAAAGCAAAAGAAGAATTAGCTTTATTAACTCGTGAAATGAAATCATTAGCTAGAGAATATTCAAAAGCTGAAGGTAAAGAAAAAGAAGAATTAGTAAAAACCTTAAAGGCAAAAACTAAATTAAAAAAAGAACTAGAAAGTATTCTAGATAAAAAGAAGATATAATGTCATCTAAAGAAAGGTTTTTATATATTGCTATAGTATTTTTGGGTGCCTATTATTTAATTAATATGTACTCTTCAAATGAAGATGAATATATCAATAAATATAATGCTAAAATAGAAGCATTGGAGCAGAAAGTCGATTCGTTGCATCACATAAATGACGAATTGACTTTTAAAATTGATACATTAAACGTACAAATAAATAAATTAGATCAAGAACTCGATCTTAAAGACAACAGAATAAATAATCTACGATATGAAATTAGTACTAAAGTTGATGCTGTTGATAGCTTTAATGACGACGAGCTTGAAAGGTTTTTCACAGAGCGCTACAGACAGTACCTCGATTCAATTAAAAAAACCAATAGCACGTCTAGTAATTAAAGATCTTATCAAAGGAGACGGAGCTAAAAGTGAATTAGCTTTAACATTAGGTAAAATTAAGATTTTAGAACAAAAAATAATTCTAAAGGATAGTGTTATTTTTAATTTAAATTCTCAAATTTATAATTTTAATTCTATTCTTTCCACTAAATCTAACCAATTACTTTTATCACAAGATTTATCTAAAAAATTACAAGTTGATTTAAAAAAACAAAAATTTAAAAATAAATTAACCATAGGGGGAAGTGTAGTAGCAGTAATAATTACAGCATTAATAGTAAAATAATAAATGTCAGATTTAAAAATAGTAATACGTCAGGAATATTTAAAATGTGCTAAGGATCCGGTATATTTTATGCGTAAATACTGTTATATACAGCACCCACAACGTGGTCGCATACAATTTAATCTATACCCCTTTCAAGAAAAAGTACTCAAGTTATTTCGCGATAATGACTATTCTGCTATATTAAAATCTAGACAATTAGGTATATCAACACTAGCAGCAGGTTACTCTTTATGGTTAATGACATTTCATAAAGATCGAAATGTATTAGCATTAGCAACAACACAAGCTACAGCTCGTAACTTAGTTACAAAAGTACAATTTATGTGGGAAAATTTACCCTCTTGGTTAAAAGTAGATTCCGCAGAAAATAACAAATTATCCCTTAGATTAGTAAACGGTTCAAAAATACAAGCCAAATCTTCAAATGCAGATGCCGCTAGATCAGAAGCCGTTTCTTTACTAATAATTGATGAAGCAGCCTTCATTGATAATATTGCTGAGACATGGGCTTCTGCACAGCAAACCCTAGCAACAGGGGGTGGTGCTATTGTATTATCAACTCCTTATGGTACTGGTAATTGGTTCCACCAAACATGGGTTAGAGCTGAATCAGGTGAAAATGATTTTTTACCTATTAAACTTCCTTGGTATGTACACCCAGAACGTGACCAAGCATGGAGAGATGCCCAAGATGCATTATTAGGAGATCCTAGACTTGCAGCCCAAGAATGTGATTGTGATTTTAGCACTTCAGGTGATATTGTATTCTACAATGAATATTTAGAATATTATGAAAAAACACATATTAAAGATCCTTTAGAAAGAAGAGGAGCAGATCAAAATTTATGGGTTTGGGAATCAGCAGATTATAGTAGAGACTATTTAGTAGTAGCTGATGTTGCTCGTGGCGATGGTAAAGATTATTCTACATTTCATATAATAGATATTGAAAATAGCGTACAAGTAGCTGAATATAAAGGACAAATTGGTACTAAAGAATTTGGACATTTATTAGTAGGTATAGCTACGGAATATAATAATGCCATGTTAGTAATAGAAAATGCTAATATAGGATGGGCAACTATACAAGTAGCTATAGACAGACAATATTCTAACCTTTACTATTCACAACGGAGTGGAGAAGCAACAGTAGATTCGTATTTTGATAAATATCAAGATCACTCTAAAATGGTAGCCGGTTTTACAATGTCATCTAAAACCCGACCTATGGTAATAGGTAAATTCCAAGAATATATTAGTGATCGAAGTGTTACTATACAATCTAAAAGATTGATAGAAGAAATGAAAGTGTTTATTTGGAAAAATGGTAGAGCAGAAGCACAAACCGGTTATAATGATGATTTAGTTATGGCTTTTGGTATAGCATTATATGTTAGAGATACGGCTCTTAAGTTTAGACAAAGGGGTATTGATTTAACCAAGCAAACATTAAGTAATATGGTAGTTAATAGAACACCATATATGGGTAGTTATGGTGCAGGAACACCAAACCCTTATAATAATCCTTACCAAATCCAAACAGAACATGGTAAAGAAGATATTAGTTGGATTTTTAAATAATATTTATAATAATAATTATATATAATGGCAGATAAAAGTATTTTTTCAAGATTAAAACGGTTATTCTCTACAGATGTAGTAATACGAAATGTAGGTGGTAACCAAGTAAAAACCATTGATTCAGGACATATTCAATCTAGTGGAGAATATGAAACTAATGCATTAGTAGATAGATTTAATAGGGTTTATTCTACTATGCCTACATCTTTATATGGAGCCCAATTTAATCTAAACTACCAGTATTTAAGAACTACCCTATATTCAGAATATGATGTAATGGATCAGGATGCAATTATTGCTTCTGCTTTAGATATTATAGCTGATGAGTGTACTTTAAAGAATGATATGGGGGAAGTAGTTCAAATTAGAAGTTCAAACGAGGATATACAAAAAATATTATATAATTTATTTTATGATGTTTTAAACATTGA